GTACATGGTGNATGGTGGATGCGCGAGGTCGATTAAGAACTAATCCGTTTGATGCTGACGGAAATGTGTGCGAAATTGAATGATAATAGTATTTATAGTAACGAGGTAATATAATATGGCTGGTTTGGCACCAAAATTGCCGATAACACAAGATTCGGGTGACGGTTACGCTTTGCTTAAAACAATGAGGGCGGCGATTAAACAGAATTTTAAGATGTTAATTCTTACTGTTCCTGGAGAAAGAGTTATGGATCCTGCATACGGCGTCGGCATGAAAACCTATTTATTTGGACAATTTGACCAAAGTACTTATGGCGACATAGATTTAAGAATAAGAGAGCAAACTAAGAAGTATATGCCATTTGTCAAGATCCAACGCGTATCGTTTGATGCAGCCGACCAAGACATGAATCGGCTATCAGTATCCATTAAGTATTCTATCCCCAGAATTGGCACGACAGATTTATTACAATTTACTATTTAAGAATTGAGGGTTTTTTATGGCCGATGAGCAGAAAAAGATAGTTCCTATTGATTATACTCATAGAGAATTTAATTCAATCCGCAAGGATCTTGTACAAATAGCGGAGCGTCTCTATCCTGATACTTTCCAAGATTTTAGTGAGGGCTCCTTTGGGGCCATGATGGTTGATGCGGTCGCTTACGTTGGTGACCAGCTTTCTTTCTATTTAGATTATAATGTTAATGAGACATTTCTAGATACTGCGTATCAATATGATAATGTCTTAAGACAAGGCAGAATTTTAGGATATAAATATACTGGCCGACCATCAACTTTCGGTAAAGTTGCAATATATGTGTTGGTACCAGCTTCATCAACTGGTTTGGGACCAGACAAGGATTATGTTCCAATTATGAAGCGTGGCTCTAGATTTACATCGGATACTGGATTAAATTTTGTTCTCACCGAGAATGTTGATTTTAATGCGCCTCAAAATCCGATTGTTGCTGCAAGAACAAATACTTCTACGGGCGCCCCAACATATTATGCGATCAAGGCATATGGAAATGTAGTATCTGGTTTTTTTGGTCGTGAAAAATTAACGGTAGGTGCGTATGAAAGATTTTTTAAAATCGGGCTAAGAACTCAAAATATTTCAGAAATTGTTTCTGTCATCGATTCAGATGGAAAAGAATATTTTGAAGTAGACAATCTATCACAAGACATGATCTTTAAAGAGGTATCCAATATTAACTTTAAGTCCGACAATGTACCATCAGTTTTAAAGCCATATTTAGTATCAAGAAAATTTGTTGTAGAAAGAGGTAGAAATCGGACAGTACTTCAATTTGGAAGCGGAAAGCCCGGTGCCTCAGATGTTATAGCTGATCCTGGCGCTGTAGCTATGGATATTTTTGCAAAAACTTATGTGACCGATACCACATTTGATCCAACAAGATTAAGCAAAAATGATAGTCTGGGAATTGTTCCCGCGAACACAACGTTGAATGTAACATATCGAGTTACCAATCCTGTTAATTCCAATTTAGCAGTAAATACATTAACACAAGTTCCAAACGCCATACTAGAGTTTAAAGATAGACAATCGCTTAATGTCGGAACTGTTAATACAATTTTATCATCTGTTGAGATAACGAATGAAGAGCCCATAGTTGGCGATGTAACAAACGCAACTACAAGCGAGATTAAAAGAAGAATTTTCGACACCTTCCCGACACAGAATAGAGCAGTAACTCAGGCTGATTATGAAAATTTGGCATATCGCATGCCGGCCAAATTTGGCTCTATTAAAAGATGTTCTGTTCAAAGAGATCCGGATTCAAGAAAACGAAATCTGAATATGTATATTATTTCTGAAGATAAATTTAAAAAACTTACAACTGCAAATTCAACTATAAAAGATAATTTAAAAACATGGCTTAACAAATATAGAATGATAACTGATACTATTGATATTCTAGATGCCTTTGTTATTAATTTTGGGATTGAGTTTATAATTACCCCAACTACTGGTGTTGATAAATATGATGTTTTGCAAGCTTGTGTAGCACAATTACAATCACGTTATAGTAATAGTTTCTATATCGGCGAGCCAGTGTATACGACAGACATCTTTACTGAATTGAACAAAGTTAAGGGTGTTCTTGACGTTGTTAAAGTAAAGATAATAAACAAAAGTGGAACGGGAACTGCATCGAGTTATTCTGGTGTACAGTTTGATATCAACGAAAATATGTCTCCGGACGGAACCTATGTTGTCATTCCGAAAAATGCTGTTGCAGAACTTAAATACCCGGGAGTGGATATTAAAGGAAAAATTAGATAATGGCTTTAAAACATTATACAGCTTCGGCTGATACAACTATTGTTAATGCCTATAAGTCAAATTTAAAGACGCGAGGTACCGGTTCCAATATGGGCCACGCCGATGTTGTAGAGGTGTTTTCAGTCTACGCGCGCCAAAGTACCAGTTCCCAAGAACTTTCCAGAGTTCTTATGAAATTTCCGATAACTGATATTTCTTCTGATAGAACAGCGGGAATCGTTCCCGCTAGCGGTAGTGTAAGTTTTTATTTACGGATATCCAATGCTCAACACTCAAAAACAGTTCCAGAAGATTATAAGTTGGTTGTCGCACTCGTATCTCGGTCTTGGGAAGAAGGCGCCGGCCTCGATTTAGAAACATACAAAGACGAGACAAAAGGTAATACTGGCGCCAATTGGCTGTCTGCATCTAAAGGGGTGCTCTGGACTAATGTTGGTGGCGATTTTCTTACCGGTGCAGCCGCGACTGAGGGCGAGCGTGCCTATAGTCAGTCATTTACTACTGGTTTAGAAGATCTTGAGATTGATATTACTCCGTCTGTAGAGCAATGGATTACTGGAGATTATAACAATTATGGCGTTGGGATATATCTATCTCAAAGCTACGAAGCTTATTTCTCTAGTTCGACTGGTGAAAATAGCGGTAGCGTTATTCACAATGTAAGTGGCGCCACAAAATCATATTATACAAAGCGTTTTTTCGCAAGAGGTTCACAGTATTTCTTTAAGCGCCCAGTAATTGAGGCACGCTGGAATTCAACAACAAAAGATGACAGAGGAAATTTTTATTATAGTAGTTCTTTGGCACCAGCAACAGATAATTTGAATGTAATTTATCTTTATAACTACGTTAGGGGAAAGCTCGTAAATATTCCTGGCATAAAAGCAGGTTTAATATTGGTAAGTTTGTATTCCGGATCCGCGCCCCATGATTCAGCACCCAGCGGTTCCAAATTAGTATTGTATGATGGAAATACAAATATTACGGGCGGCCTTAAGACCACAGGTATTTATACTGCCTCCATTGCAATATCTGGCGCCGCTGCCACAACTGCCTCAACACTTTACGATGTTTGGCACAGTTCTAGCGTTGAATATACTACTGGTACAATTGAGCCAATAATATTGAAAGCTGCTCAAACGGTTACAAAGCCAGTATACTATATGAATATTACCAACTTAAGAAACAAGTATCGTAATGATGAAACAGCCAGATTCAATCTATATATCAGAAATAAAAATTGGAGTCCGACCATTTATACGATAGCAAATGCAACTCCGGAAGGCACCACAATCATAAGCGCTTCTTATAGGGTGTTTAGAGTAATGGATGGTTATGGAGCAGTTTCCTACGGTACCGGATCTGATTTACATACTCAATTATCATATGATGTTTCTGGTAATTATTTTGATTTTGACATGAAGCTTTTAGAGCCGGGATACGAATATGCTTTTAAATTTGCTTTCTATGATGATGCATTGTCTTCTTGGTCCGAACAGCCTTATGCGTTCAAATTCAGAGTAGAAGAATATGAGTATTAAAAAACTTTTCGATTCAACAAATAAAACTAGAAATTATTTGTCAGATGCTGATGAAAAAGACACATTTGGAGATGTCGAATCTGCAAGAAATGTTCGTGCGCTTAAAACAAAGCAGGACACATTTGTACCGCATGTAGATTACTCTGATCCAACTAAATTCGCGAAATATGGCTCTGCCTATCTATACTATAAATCTGCCGTTGAGTATATCCACGATTATTATCCTTATGACGGATCTGACGCCGAGATTAATGAATTTTATAATAAACTTTTGGGTGTCGAAAAGCACGTTTTTAATGATTTATACCCCAGGACAAATGGTTACGTTATATTAAGTGCCGATGGGTGGGGTACCACTACGATGCCGGCCGCCAGTGAGGGTTATGGACTACCCAGTAGTTTAGAATATATTACTTTTTTTGGTGGACCAAATACGTCCTCTTACACGAAATTAGCAGAAGCCTTTGACAATCCAACGAATAGTAAAACACAATTTTCAAACATATACAATACAGATATTTATACTTCCGAGGGATTGCCATCCGATTACGCCTCTGGTTCACGCGAATCAAACCTAAGAGGCAATTTTGATGAAGGTGTTACAGTTGAATTTTGGCTAAAAACAGGTTCTCTTGGGACCGCATTAACCGAGAAGCAAGTTGTTTTTGATATGTGGAACAACGTTGCCACTTCTAGCGCCGATTATGGTAGAATTACAATTGAGCTAAGTAGGTCGGTCAA